GATGTTTGTCACATGGAAAGTTTCTGATATAGTTGGGGTTATTAAGATAGTATTATTTATTTTATGGTGTATTACAGGTGGTGGTATAACCTGGCCAATAGCAGGTATGTTTTTAATAGCCTGGCTTGGTAATTACACCATAGAGATATCTGATAATATCTATAATGGAATCCATCTAAAATATTATGCGCAAAAGGAAATGGGACAGCTTCATCACTGCAAAGTCTATCAAGAACAATAACGAATAAAGGGCTCTAGCATATTTTGCTAAGAGCCCTTTTATTTTTTCTTCAATATTGATTAGGTTTAACCTGGCATAACCTTTGTTTGAGAGGTGTAAAACCTTCACTTTCGAGTAGTGGTGGAGAAGAGGGGACTTGAACCCCTAACTTCCAGCTTGCAAAGCTGGCACTCTGCCAATTGAGTTACATCCCCAAACAAGACAACCTTAGCAATGAGCACTATATGGAGGCCAGGTTGTCTGTAAAATTATTATAATCTTAAGAAGCTATATTACAACTATTTTTTGCTGGTTGTTGACATAGACTTATGATATTGATAAGCATCCCAAGCGCTCTTAAACTGAGGGGCTGATAGCTGTGCTGAGTCTACATTCTTTCCGCTAGCTATTTTTGAAATACCTGCTCTAGCTGTTTCTCTTTCTGATGCTTTAGCTTGAGCTGCTTGCTTAGATACTTCAATTGATCTTTTACCTTTGACTAAATAGTAAGCATCTTCTAGTTTAAGATCTTGACGCTCCATCAAAAGAGCAGCAATCTCAACACGCAAGTCTTGCATATCAGGATTCTCAGATTTAAATTTAGCAAGTTCCATAGCACGTCTTTCTTGAGCAACTTCATCTTGCAAAGGCTTCATCATCTCAGCCATCATCTTTGCGGCTTCTTTCTTGATGGAAGCTTTCCTTCCTTCTTCATCCCATATGTCATGCTCAGTATTATCATCGGCCATATTCTTTATATTCTTGGCCCATTCACTTTCAGTCATAAGCTTCTGCTGTCTTATCATCTCGCCTTTCTGCTTTTCTAGATCGGCTTTCATGGTGGCAAGCTCTTGTGTCTTACGTGTATAACTTGCTCTTAGATTCTGAATTACTTTTCTTCCATCTTCTGGGATATGCTTTAACACTTCATGGTATGGTTTACCTATGCGATGCTCAGCAGTTGGATCTTTCATTACTTCATCATTATCAAAATTAGCAGCAATTAGAGCATCAATATCAAATGCATCACTAGGTGCTGCTGCTTCTGCTTCTGGACTAACTACCTCGGTGTTGTCGGTTGATTCGACAGTCTCGGTTGATTCTAACATATGTTCTCCTTATTTTTTTTTCTTAGACTTAGACTTCTTTGCAGTTGCGATTGCTATCGCTACCGCTTGCTTTTGACTTCTTCCTTCTTTAACCATCTTACTGATATTTTCAGAAACAGTTTTCTTACTTGATCCCTTTTTGAGTGGCATTACATTCTGCCCATAAACATCTGGTCCATTTCGGTTTCAGACATTCCTTCTTTAACTGGTGCTTCTTCCTCTGCCATAACCTCTTCCTCTGGTGCTTCTTGCAAGAACTTCTTAAAGTCTTTGCTTTTTGCTAACATTGAAAGCTTTCCAGATATAGCTGATAGGTCTCTGTCTGCTTTAACATTCTCCAATACAAATGACATATCGCTTGTCAATACATCAGCCTTGATTGCATCATCAACAGCTTTAGAAACCATAAGTAATTCTTTGGTAAACTTTGCTGGAAAGATAGTCTCATCTTTGCTGAACATTGGATAAGCTGGAAGACCGAACATTACAGTTACAGCATTATGTGCTTTTACCAATGAGTTTAATGCACCCTTAGAGAAAGAACCTTTTGGGCTCATATCCATTGCTAAGCTTTCCTCTTCCTTCTGAACTTCTCCGATCTTCTCGGAAACTTTGCTCTTCATGTCTTCTACTGGTGTCATGTTTAGAGCTGCTATATCTTGAACTGCCATGTTGTCTCCTGATTAATAACTGGTTTTCTTTTCGCCAGATACACACTCGTGCGCTGGAAATGTTTCTGTCATAGCTTTGATCTTATCTCCGCCGAAAGCTTTTAGGTTTTGCTGATAGGTAGCATTAATCTTATCTTGTTCTGCAACTGCTTCTCTACGCTTTGCATTAAAGTCATCTATAAAATGGCTGCCTAAATCAGATTCAGGAACAAAGCCTCTGTCACGCATTATAGCCTCTTCTTCTTTGCGAGAAGCTACTGGTCTACCTAATGCTGTTGACTGGATAGATGAGCCTGATAGACCTGCTCTCCAGTCAACGCCCCATGAGGATGGAGTATAAGCAGGAACAGATATAATCTTCTGCATTACAATATGGCAGCTATCACAGATAACTTCTTTGTCGCGGTCATTCATCTTTAGGATAAGCTCTTTATGACCACCACATCTTGCACACCAACGCTCATAAATTGGCATTAGTATTCCTCCTCTTCACACATAGACTTGTACTTCTCAGCTCTTGTTGCAGGTTTAGCAACTTCCTCAGATGTATCATCTTCTTCTGGATACATCTGGTCTAGCTCTTCTAAAGCCTTGCTTTTATCTTCTTTGATTATAATCTTAATCATACTGCTATCTCCTGTCCTACCTGTGGAGGAGTTGGTAACTCCTGTGCCTGCTCAACTTCTGGTTCTTTTAAGAAAGTCTCTGGAAGATTGAATGCTCTAATTAGCTCTTCTTTAATTGCCTTTGGATCAACATTTAGCTGAGCTAAAATTGGAAGTAGGTCAACAAGCTGTCTCTTCTTTAGCTCTTTGCTTAGAGGTGTTGATGCTTGATCAAGTGCAAAGAACTTTAGTTTATAATCTAGCTTATCTGCTGTAACAAACTTGGCCTTCTTGTCAACCATGATAACTGGGCGTTCCTTTTCCTCTAGCTGATAAACCAACATTCTGATAAATATGTTTGCTAGCATTTCAATTGATTCATCGCGTTCTCTAGCCATACGTCCAATCTCTGATGCAGTGTATTGTGCTAGTGCTGTTACCTCAGTTGCTGTTGCTTTAGTTGCTTCTCCCTTTACGTTAGATGAGATGATAGCACCTCTTTGAATATCAGCTTCAACCATACCTAGGTATCTGTCAAAGTTTGTTGATAAAGGTTCAACAGGTATTGGTCTAATTAATCCATCAAGAGAATCTGCATCAACTGGAATCATTGCTCCATCTTGACCAGCGGAAATCTTAGCTAAGCTTTCTTCATCAATGACGCCTTCTTTGTATAAGAACTGGCGGCTGTCTCTACGAATAGCATTGGCCCAGAATGTTCTGATAATATTCTTCTCAAATAGCTGATCATATACACGACCAAGAGTTGAGTAACCATCCATAGGTTTATCTGGAGTACGGCTATAATATAGTGGTGCAATTGGAACTAGAGGTGAGCCATCATAATTACGCAAAGGAATCTTTATGTCTTCTAATAATCCACCGCCTATCTTGTAGTTTGGTGAGAAGATATATAGCTTGTCCATTGTAAGGTCATAGAACTCAACAACCTCGATATACTTATATTCATTTGGCAGAGAAGAGAACTTGCCACTGCCTACCCTGTCTTCGTTCTGAAAGTAATCTGGTTTAGAAACTGGATTCCATTTCTTAGAACCATATAGATTGGTGGCATCATTAAGTGGTAGGTAATAGTGATGAGCTACGAATCTCTGCTCATCCCATAGGTCTGCGTCTCTATCTAGAATAACATTCCAAGGCTCCAGTGCCCTTATAGCCACGCGATTCAATGGGTCGGTGCTTTCCCTTGGTGAGATCTTAAAGAAGGCCATAGGGTATATTAAAGCCAATCTAGAGCCATTCTCTAGAGCCTTCCTATTGTTAGCCATCCAGCTATTAACACATGCCTTTGCTATCTCAACATCATCTTGGCTGGCTTGCATAGAATCAGCTTCAATTGATGGAGACTTTTCAAATAAGGATGCGATGTAAGCTTCAACAAATGTATATCCATCTGAAGTCTCAACACGTAGGGATGACTCATCTGGAATTAGATCTTCAAAGAATCTTGTCATATAGGCTCTTCTTAGCCTCTTCATATCGCCAAGTCTATTCGTCCATAGGTCCTTATGCTCACCTAGCACTTGGCGAATTAACTTGATAGTTTCTGCTTCTGATCTTGCCATTGAATATATTCCTCGATAATGTTGGTGATGTTAACGACCTAGTTGAGAATGAAATGGTGTCTCCCAAAATAGGCATAGGATGTAGGATATAGAGGGGGATATGTACTAGGGAGGGCGCCTTAGCCCTCCCTCCTAGTATCTCCTAGTACTCTGATAGCTTGCCCTCTTCTGTGCCTTCTCAAGCTTAACTGCCTTCACCCAGGAGGGCAGGTGGCTCTTTGTTGGTAGACTTACTTGCTTAATACATTGTAGAGCTAGAGCTAGAGCAATGACTGAGTCACCATGTGTTGCATGATGTGGAGGATAATCTATATTCCCTTTGTCATTAATAAAGAATGCTCTTAATTCTTGTGAGATGATCATAGGTAGGTCACGAATACAACCTGTCCTTACTGCTTCGCGTAGAGCTTCAAACATAATCCACTTTGTCTTGCTATTAGTGTTCCAGTCTTTGTTATCCTCATCTATCCATAGGTTCCTAAAGCCTCTACTTCTTAGCTCAGTTAAGGCTGCGATACCTATGCTGTTACCTTCTACCAAAACCTTTGCTTCACCATATGTTGCAGAAATGATTTCTATTCTATCAACAAGTTCAGATATAGAACATCTGTTGCTTTGCCACATACAAGCTATCTGCCATGTTGCTTTATCTAATACCACGATGGTTGAGCTATCTTCACCAACACCTGCTGCAACATCAACACCTATGCCATAGCTTGTTGTAGCTGAGTAAGGATGGATGGTAACTATCTCATCATCGCTACTTTCTATCTGAAGTATATTACTATGCCTTAAATCTTCTTCGCTGAAATAAGCATTTGATGTTGAGCCATAAGCATCTTCAATTGTTAAAGGATATTCTCTCTTGAACTTGTCCTTACCCAACTGTTGTATCTTCATTCTTCTCCAAAGTATCTGGCCTATATTTAGATCTAACTCTTCTTCTTCCTCAGTTAGATTATCTACCTCACCTTCTTTGATGGTATATTCTTCATGATCAGACCAAGGAAAGAATAATAACTTTAATCCAGCTTCTCCTCTTTGTGCTTTTAGAATATCAAGATGATGTGCATCTCCCCATCTGTTTGCAGTTGATTCCTGAATAAGTCTGCCTTCATTTAGTGAGGCGACTGCTGTTGCTTTTAGCTCTTCTGGATCTGGAGAGAAAGCATATTCGCTAAGATGAATATAGTTTGCAGTGAAAGATCTTAAACCACCTTTGCCTTCAGCACTAACTGCAATAACTTCTGCTTCTGTATCTTTAAGTTTCATCTCAATTGTATTTCTTACAAGCAAAGTTCTTTGT